TCAGTTACCTGTAGTGGCTGAAGAATTCTTCCACAGTGATACTTGTATTACTGTAGCAGACAGCAAACTAGGCTGGGCAAAAGGATTAAAAGAACTAATTGCTATGCTGTATTCAGGACAGATTCCAACCTGGGATCTAAGCAAAGTAAGACCAGCTGGTGCTCCACTAAAAACATTTGGTGGTAGAGCATCTGGACCAGAGCCACTAGATAGTTTGTTTAAATTTGTAGTATCAACATTTCAAGGCGCTGGCGGTCGTAAATTGAACAGCATTGAATGTCATGACATCGTATGCAAAATTGCAGAAATTGTTGTAGTTGGTGGTGTGCGGAGATCTGCTTTGATCTCACTTTCAAATTTGTCTGACGACAGAATGAGGCATGCAAAAGCTGGACAATGGTGGGAGCAAAACTCTCAGCGAGCTCTAGCAAACAACTCTGCCGCCTACACTGAAAAGCCAGACATTGGTATTTTCATGGACGAATGGAAAGCATTGTACGATTCAAAATCAGGTGAAAGAGGTATCTTCAACAGAGCTTCTGCAACTGTGCAAGCAAAAAGAAATGGGCGTAGAGATACAGAAGGTCAAAGTTATGGAACCAATCCATGCAGTGAAATTATTTTGAGAGATAGAGAATTCTGTAATCTTTCAGAAGTTGTAATTCGTGAAAACGACACAGAAGAAACACTGCTGGAAAAAGTTGAACTGGCAACAATCCTGGGTACTCTACAATCAACACTTACAAATTTCAAATATCTCAGCAAGCATTGGAAAGAAAACTGTGCTGAAGAAAGACTGTTGGGTGTAAGTCTAACAGGAATCATGGATTCACCATTAACAAGCAACAAGAACAAAAATCTTGAATCTCTTTTGGTGAAACTCAAAGAAAAAGCAGTTGAAACCAATGAAAAACTTGCAAAGAAAATTGGCATTCCAGTAAGTGCCGCGATTACATGTGTAAAGCCAAGCGGAACAGTATCTCAGCTTACAGATGCCGCAAGTGGTATTCATGCTAGACACAATCCATATTACATTAGAACAGTACGTGGTGATAAAAAAGATCCACTCACAATGTATATGGCTGAAGCAGGATTTCCAATTGAGGATGATGTAATGAATCCTAATCACACGTCAGTGTTTAGTTTTCCAATGAAAGTTGATAAAAAAGCAACATTTCGTACAGATATGAGTGCTATTGAACAACTAGAACATTGGTTAGCATATCAAATGCATTGGTGTGAGCATAAACCATCTGTGACTATTTCTGTTAAAGAAAATGAATGGATGGAAGTTGGTGCATGGGTGTATGAACACTTTGATTGGATGTCGGGTGTAAGTTTCTTACCATTCAGTGAGCACACTTACAGACAAGCACCCTATCAAGATTGCACAGAGTCTGAGTACAACGATCTATTAGCAAAAATGCCTAAAGAAGTTGACTGGGCTCAGCTTGCAAAATATGAAACACAAGACATGACCATTGGGTCACAAGAATTGGCTTGTGTAGCAGGGAACTGTGAAATATGAGCATAGAAATTTGGGGCAAAAAATTATGTGCTTTTTGTGACAGTGCCAAAATGGTATGTGAAACAAGAGGATATAATTATGTTTACAAAGAACTAGACAAAGATTTCACAAGAGAACAGGTGTTGGAAGAATTTCCAGGTGCTCGAACATTTCCGCAAATAAAAGTCAATGGTCAAATCGTTGGCACATTTAACGATTTTGAAGATTACTTGGAAAACACCGGTTATAATGGAACAGGCAGTAGTGTTAGTTAATCCAAGAAAAAAAGGTGATATTGTCACCGTAAAACTCATCAGTGGCGAAGAAGTTGTAGGACGTTGGGACAGCAAAGAAAACGGCGTTTTAAAACTTACAAAGCCACTGATGGTTACTATGACAGCTGAAGGTCCTGCTATGGCACCATGGGTGTTTAGCAGTGACATACTCGGCGAACCGCACATTGAAGTAAATGAGCAGACAGTAGTAACAGTAATCAATACACATAAACCATTTGCAGATGCGTATCTTCAAGGTACAACAGGCATAGTTGGTGTAGGACAGGTACCTAATAATCTGAAAAACTAAATACGTGTATGAGTTCGTTACCTGTACACTTAAAAGGACAAAGCAGATCTTGTGGTGCAACTACAGTAGGGCCTTCTGCATCTAATGTATTTGTAAACAATATTCCTGTATCATTACAAGATGATACCAACAGCCACGGTGCTGGTGGCCTTATCAGTGGCCAAAGTACAGTATATGTCAATTACAAATTGGTAATACGAAATACTGATCCCGCACGTCCCGACAATCATGTGCTTATACCACACGGCAATCCTTCAGCTTCTGCAGGTGCTCCCAAAACCTTTTGCGGAAACAACACAGGATAGTTAGATGGCAAATAAAACAGCAATTATCGCCGCAGGTACCAACGATGCATCAAGCCAATCTGCACAGACTCAAACCAATCTAACAAATACAATAACCAAACTTCAAAATGAAGGCTATGAGGTTGTTGTAATTCCACCTAATTCAGCCACCAAAGCAGTACAACATGAAGCGGCCGTGAATGCCGCCACTGCCAAAGGTGCAACTATATTCGAAGGCACTTATGGAAAAATTGATACCTCTAGTCTTACTTCTGCAAGTGCCGCCTCCATTAGAAATACTTTTCCTAATGCTTTTGTAGTTGGTGATAACAATGCTGTGTTGATAAACAATGGTGTTGAAACTCCAACAGCGGTACTAAACAGAGCCACCGGCAATATTTTCAACAGCGTCAACATGACGGATTTTCTTACAGGTTTCAATCAAGGTGGAACCGTAAATCAGTTTGAATCTGGAAATGTTGCATACTACAAACCACCTGTAACTACAACAGATCAAAGTGATGTATATGCCGCGGCCAATCCTGTTCCTTCAACTGCGTACACAGATTTTACAGGAGGCCTGCAGGATTTCAATACCTACCTTGACAGAGAACATCATATACAAAAAGACATACAAATTGGCACACAAGATCAAGGAAGAGCTGTTATAAAAGCAGAATACAGTTATACCATGCGTGAACTATTGTGCGGACTTCTTGCTGGTCGAGGATTGAAGTTGCCAAATATTCAAATGTGTCTAGCATTGAATGTACAAGGATTACAAAATGTACTAGCTGGTGTAGGTGGTGAAATAGCAAACGCACTAGGAGCCGTGCAAGGTGCATTAGACGAATTTTTAGATCATACTAGTATCAACAGTACACTGGATAGAATTAACGCTGTGATACAAGAAGCCGCCAGCATTGCAAATATGATAAATTTTTGTGGTACACCTATACAACCAAAAGCAATACCAAATCTACTACAAGGAGCAATGGGCAGTTTTCTTGGTAATGGAATGAATATTGCCAACCTACTTGGAAGTATTATACCAAGTGAAATAAGTGCATGTGCTAGTTTAGGAGCTGATGGAAAACCACAGTTCAATGCAAATATCTTCAACGGAGGTGTGCTGAAAGAAATTGGCAATAATATTAATGCTATTTTGGCAGGCTCACATCCACAAAATTTAATCAACGAATATGTATCTACTCTGAATCAAGTAGCAGGTGAATTCAAAAAACTAATTGACAAAGAAAACTATATCAACGGAACAGGTGGTTCAGGTTACAGTGCTGGAGGTAGTCAATTTACGTGTCAAACTGGCGCTTCTGAAATGGAAGCAAACAAACTATACGAAATTGAAACACTAGGAACTACAAACTTTACAAGTGTAGGTGCAGGCGAAAACACAGTTGGCACAGTGTTTATTGCAACAGGTCCAGGCAGTGGAACAGGCTGTGTTAAAGAAGTCAACACTGGCATTGGTGTATTACACAATCCTGATAGTGCAGGTGTGGCTGGCAATGCCGCCTTGGCTACAAGTATCAAAAGTGCATACGATCAAGTTGGTGGATACAAAGTTGTTGCCAATGATGGAACAGTGCATGACAATGTGTTTGATCTAATCTTAGAACCTTCTATGTTGGACAAAGTAAGGCAAAGTGATAATTTTGCTGGCCTACAACAAGATCAGAATCCTGTATATGATTACTGTGGAAATGTAATTGGTTTCACATCAGTAACCACAGGAGGTAGTCCAGAACGCAGTCAAGGTGAAGCTCCTATTGTTAGTAATCTTGCAGGTAATTTAGGCGCAGGTGATAGGGCAACTCCGCAAGCAAATATGGTGCATACACAAAAGTCACCAGGCATACAAGCAACAAACACAGGCGTAGATACCGTATCTGCAGAAACACATGCACCTCCACGTTTGCCTAGTGTAAGTACCACTGAACGTGAAAAATTAAATGCAATCAACGGAGATTTAATCTTCAATGATTCAGACAAGAAAATTGAAGCCTATGTAAACAACCAATGGATTGATTTATCAACCGGAGGTGGCAGTGGAGGAGGTGGATCTGGTGGCAGTTCTGCTATCACAGTTCAAGATGAAAACGTAAGTCTTAGTTCCACAGCAACTACATTAAATTTTACAGGTGCAGGTGTTACAGCATCAGGTACTGGTGCTATAAAAACTATAAACATACCTGGTGGTTCTGGACAAAATTCTTTCCAGACTATTGCTGTGTCTGGGCAAAACAATGTTACAGCAGATACAAGCACAGATACTTTAACTTTAGTTGCAGGTACAGGAATCTCACTCACAACAGATAG